TTCTATAAATTTACTTAAATACGACTCTCCTTGGACTTCTAATTTACTTTCAAGAATTTGTATTTCTAATGTATATACAACATTGGTTCTTGTAGAAAATTTTTTCAATATATTGAAAGTTGAATTTAGACTTAACGAATCTATGCTATATTCTAGTTTATATGAATTTTGTAAATTTGAATTAAATCTAATCTCATAGTTTTTGTTGAAAATAATCTCAGAATTTCTTTTTATTTTTACATTTACTAATGGCGTTTTTACTATTTTTATATAATTTCTTTTTAATTTATACTCCTCATACTTTGAAGAATTTCCAGGGATAACTTCTTCTATCACTTTTAATTGAGGAATAAATTTAAAAAATTCATTTACATACACTCTATCTGTAAAACCTGTTATCCCTAAGAGTGTTGTAATAACTACATTATTCATAGCCCAACGAGTCCCTACTACTTTCACTGGACTAGCTTCCCTATAATCTTCATTTGTTCCATAAACATAAAACCTGTATTGAGTACCTGATATATGCTCAGCAAAACAATGGATGCTTGCCATATTTTTACCAAAATTTGCTGATTTTATCGTAGGTAGAACTATCATAGGCTGTTGGAATCCATCAAAATTCACAACACCCTTACCTTTACTATCTGTTCCTATTACCCCATATCTTATGTTCTTAATTCTTGTTAGTCTTACCCCATTTCTATGAAAATCAATAGAGCCATTAGCTATAGTTATTACTTCATTTGTTCCACGACTAACAAATCTAGCTGATCCATCAAAAACTGTTTTCCCAGTTATTATAAAATCACCTTGTTTTAATGCCCCTTCAATCGTATTTGCATAGCTATATGCACTATTAGCTTTATTCATAGCATTATTAGCACTTGTAGTCGCATTGTTCGCTGTAGTTTGAGCATTAGTTGCAGCTGTTTTTGCTCCATTAGCAGTAGTTTGAGCTGTATTTGCACTATTCTTTGCCTCTACTGCCGTTTTATTTACTCCACCTATAGCTGTTTCAACATTCTTTATTTTTGTGCCTATTTCTACACCATTGATAGTTTGATATACTTGCCTGTTTTTAAACTCTATTCTGTTAGGACTTGCTTCATCTCCTATTGCAAATATTGTATTTTTCCATCTTGGGTCTGTTATATCAGTGACTCCAAGCAAAATTTGTGATGTCACTCTTGATGGATTAGCTGGATCCTTAATGTTTAAAGCTACCCTATTATTTGGATTTTCTGCCTCAAATTGCCCCATCTTATCAAAAGTTACGTGAGCAAGTTCTCCATTTAAACTTCCAAATTTTTCGCCACTATTTAAAAGATATGCGCCAACTTTATCAGCTGTGCCTTGTAGTTTTATAACATTTCCTTCGATAGAGTTATACATCTTCATAGCTGGTAAAATCTCATCTTCACTAATAGGATTCCATACACCATTGTAAAATTTCTTCCATACATTTGTATCTGGATTTAACCAAATATCATTTTCTTTTACTTCTGCCAAATTAGGCTCTGTTTTTTGTTTAAATAATCTACTTCTTACATCTCTATCTAAAATTTTTAGATTCTTATTATTTTCGTCTATTTTTTCTTCGAGAGGCTTTAAATCTACGAAATTTGTATTGCTTTTCCCAGAGAGTGTACTTGAATAAGTATACTCTCCGTTATTTTCAATACATTCTGTTTCTATTCTCATTTCAAATTGTGCAGGTTTTAGCGATATTTGAATATTCGTTACTCTTACAACTGTATTAATATCCTCAAGTTCTAGCTTGTAAACTTCTCCTAATTCAATATCTTTTAAAAAATAAGTATTAAAATTAAAAGTTCTGTTATTTAAAATTTGAGATTTATACTCAGATAACGCTATATATTTAGCTAGTTTTTCTGTTTGCACTTCTCTATTTTTTTGAATAGATATGAAGTTTTCTTGACTTTTTTCTTTTACATTTGTTTTCTTTATAATTGATTCATTATCTTGATATTTCACAAGTGGAAGTCCTTTTATTTCAAAGTTTTCTATGTAAAATTTATAAGGGAATGGATTAATAAATTTAACTATTGCTTGTGTTTCTTCCCACTTTTCAATAGTGTAATGCGTTCCTTTTATAAGTTTTATATCTACTTTACTTTTTACATCATCTTCCCTAGTAAAATAGTACCCTGTCGCTTTAGTAAGTGTTGGATTAGATACACTAGATGTTGTATAAGTTATCCTAATAGCTTTACTTTCATAATTTTCAACTAAATTTAGGTTTATCCGTTTAGCCTCATCCAAAATTATTTTTTGAGATAAATTAAAGACAACTTGGTTTTCTAATTTAATAAATCTATCATAATTTACACGTATTCCGTTGTATAATATGGTTTTAAATGTTTCATCTACTTCAGTGATAATATTAGTCCTATCAAACTTTAAAACCTCATTTAACATAAAATTACGAGGTCTTGAAAATAATTTTTTATCCTTAATATATAAAATGCTATCAGTAGCTTTAATAAATCTTTGTAAAATATCAACCCATCTTTCATCTTGCTCAAATAAAACAAAAGGTACTCTCATTAAGCTTCCATCTTCAAAAGCTATATTTGCGAAGTCTAATTGCTCATCTCTAAAACCTAATTTGTTTGCAACTATATGAAGTAAAGAATTATGTTTATCATTTATATTACAGAAAAATAAATCAAAAAATACTATTGTTTCAGGTACTACTTTATCAAACAACTTATCATAATTATCTTTAATAGAATAAGTAAAAGTTTCTTTTCCAGTGTAATTTTTATTTCTTTTCTCTAAAGTTGCTTTTCCTTGTAAAGAATAGAGTACCTTTTTATTTTCATCTAAAACCTCTATTTTTACTTCATTACCTGTATCTATTAATCTTTCTTCTATAACAAAACTAGCCTCCATAGAAGAAATTTCGCTAGTCTTAGGTAAAGTAATATTACAGTCATCTATATAATCTGTAATATCCTTATTTTTACTAAGGTTTTCTATTTTAGCTATGTATAAGTGATTGTTTATATAACTTTGCATTTACTTTCCTCCTTGAATTTACTCCTTTTAAAAAGCTATAATATATGGCTGAAAGGAGGTGTTATTTAAGTAAAAATTTAATCTTATTTTCAAGTTGTCCTAACATATATTGATAATCTGATAGGTCAACTTTTTCTTTTTCTATATCATCTATAACTTTATCTACAAATTTATCTATTTTCTTTTGCTTTTCTTTTAAAATATCAATTTTTTCCATATATCCTCCTATGGTGTTACTTTTGGTTTTTTAGTCCAAAGTTCTATACCTTTATTTACTCCTTTTAAAATTCTTCCATCTAAATCATCTACTCCATAAACTTTTTCATAAAAATTATTAGTAACCTTAATTTCTATATTAGAAGATTTGTCTTGATAGTAAGCATTACCAAGTTGATTATTTGCAGTATCTTTATTATTTATTGCATCAAAGCCACCTAGTCCATTACTTTCTAATCTATATCCAAAATCTTTTAATTTATTTTTAATGATATTAAATGCTCCCTCAAATGTACCTGCCTTTTCTATTTCTGCTTTCATATCCTTAGTATTTATAAACTTAGATATTAAACCTTGATACACTGAACTCTCAGAAAATGCTTTTATTAAACTTGCTTTTGTGCTTTCATATAAAGATTCTCCTAAACTTTTTGTAAAACTATCAAATTTCTTTTCTTTTTGAGCTTCATTCATTGCATTACTTAAAGCATTTTTCATATCATTTAATTTGTCATTAAAATCACTATTTGGAAGTATTTTATTGATAATAGAAATATCAATACCTCTACTCAATAAAAATTGTTTTATAGTATCAAGAGACTTTTTAGCTTGTGTTTCTATGCTTTCTGCTAGTTTTAATTTACTAAAATCAACTCCAGCAAGTAAATCATTAAAATTTAGCTTTCCAGTTTTCTTAATATTTACTAGTTTTTCAGATATTTTCTTAAATTCATCATTAAAATATCTATCTAAATCACTAAATGCTACATCATAAGCAATAGAACTAGCATTTTTAAATATCTTTTCAAAATAGCTTTTCATTGATGTTACAAATCCACCATTGCCACTTGCTAGTCCCTCAATTGTTTGAGCTCTTACATCTTGCATAGCAGTAACTAAGACTTGATTATTTCTAGCCATTTCTTTAATAGTTAAGTTATATTGCTCACCAACAAGTCCCATTTGTTTAAATTGCTCTGTATATTCTTGGATTAATTTCTTTTCAGAAGAATAATCAATACCAGTAAAACTATCAAGAGTTGATCCTCTGAATAAATCTTTTTTTTCTTTTTGCAATAGGTCCAACTGTGATACAAACTCACTTATTTGCTTTTTCCACTCATCTAAATTAGATTGAGTTAAGTTTCTTCCAGTAGCTTTTACTAAATCGTTATGAGATACATTCTTTAAAGCATTGTTAAGTTGTCTCATTTCATTATCTGTAAAAGCATCAAGTTCAGTCTTATCAAAACCTAAATACTTCAATAATTGAGCTTCTCCAACACTTACAGCAGTATATGTATCTTTTGATTTCTTTCTTCTTCCAAAACCTCTACTGTACCTTGTAGAGCCTTTTTCTAATGCTGAAATATCTCCAAAATGCTTACCATTTAACATAGCTTGTTGGAATAAATCTATATTTCTATTACTATTGCTCAAAAATGATAAAGTTGGATTTTTAGCTGCTTCTGTTAAAATTCTATCCGTGAAATTCTTTACATAATCAGCATTTCTCTTTAATGCTTCTGTTAGAGTTTGCATAGCTTTTATCTGTTCTTGATATCTGTTTTCATTTTCTCTATTTCTGTTATCTATTTCTGTAGCTTTATTTTTACCTTTTCCAAAACCTATTACTGAACCAATAGATTTAACTATACCAAGTCCTCCAGTTGCTACTCCTACAAGAGAACTTAAAGAATTAATACCTGCTTTAAAATTATCTATTCCTCCAGAAAATATTTTTGTTATAGATTTTATATCCCCAAGATTATTGAAAGAAGTCCCCATATTAAAAATATTACTTAATATTCCACCAATATTACCTATTGTTTTACTTCCAGTAACTTGCCCTAATTGTGAAAAAGAAGAAGCTAATGAATTTATGCTATCCAAAGCTTCATTAACTTTTTTTAATTTAAATGCGATTGCTTGTAAATGCTCTACTTCATCTTCTGATGCTTTTTTCTTTTGTTTAGCCATTTCAATAGATTCTCTCAAATGTCTAGCATCTTCTTCAGATAATTTTTCTAAGTCAATATTATGTTTTTCATAAGTTTTTATTAAATCTCCAAGAACTTTCGCTCTTTCTTCGTGATAGTTTTCTTCAGAAATTTTTCCTTTACTGAAATTTATTTCTAAATCTTCTATTTTTTCTTTAACTTTATCCAAAGCTTCATCAATATCAAATTTTTTAATTTTAAATTCTTTTTCTTGCAATTGAATTTGTAGACTTTTAGCTAAATCTATTTGCCCATTATCAACTGCTTCTTTTATGTATCTTTTTAAAATACTGATTTGATTTTTAATTTTATCTATATTAGAAGCTCCAATAATATCGTCATAATCAATTTGATTTTCCATATCTTCAATAAAAGCTTTTTGAATTTCTTCCAAACTTTTTGTTTTTGATTTTTTTTCCTTTTTAGGTTTTTTCTCTTTTTTTACTTTTTGAGCTTGTTCAGCTAGTTCTTCAAGTTCTGTAATTCTTAATTTTATTTCAGAAGCAGTAACTGGGTCTATTCCAGAAGCCACTATTTTTTTATGGATTTCTCTTAATTTTTCTAAATTTGCATTATTGTATTTACCACTTTTCCAATTAGATAATAATTGTTCTGCATTTTCAGTTGCTATTTTATCTAATTCATTTATTTCTTTATACTTTTCTTTAGTTGACTGTACTTTTCCTTTTAATTCTTTAATATTTTTTTCATATTCTTTTGTTGTAGAGGTTTTACCTAAATTTGAATTTGATACAATATCTAAAGTATTAGCTAATGAATTATAGCCCCTTTCAAATTCAGCAGTTCTTTTCTTTAAATTTTCCTCTGCCTTTTTTTGAGCTTCTTCACTGATATTCTTTCTAGTTTTTTCATCATTGGCATACTCAATTATCCCTGCACTTCCAGTTTTAATAAATCCTTTTTTTGTTCTTCCACCATATCTTCTAGTTAATTTTCCTAACTCTTCTTGTGCTTTCTCATCTCCATTAGCTGCTCTTTCATGAAGCTCACTTATTTTTTTTAACTTTCTTGAACTTATTTTGCTATAATCAACACCAGTTTCTGCTAATAATCTTAATCTCTGTTCTTCTCTTTCTTCTTGCTTTTTTTGAACAGTTTTTAAATCTTTATCTGTATCAGCAATAATTTCTTTAAATTTATCACTAGCATATTCTGCCAATGCTTTTTCTTTTAGTTGTCTTATAACGACTTCAATAGCTTCTGCTACTTTATAATAAGCTTCTGCTTCTTTTCCAATTTTTCCAATTAAATCAGGATACATAGCTAACAATCTTTCATATATTTCATTTCTTTCTCTTTCACTTTCAGGAGTTCCTAAACCCTCAAGATACATTTTTGACAATTCTACATATCTATTTTTTAAATCATCTAGATTTTGTTTTTCTTTTACAAAATCAAATAGATAATCAGTGCTTGATTTTTTACTTAACATATCATCAACAGCTTCTGCAATTCCATTAAATATATGAACAACCTTAGTTGCAAATGGTAATAACTTATGTCCCATAGCTGTTGCTATATTATCTATTAATCCTTCTGCTTTTTTTAATGAGTTAGCATATCCATCAATAGTTCTACTTGCATCGCCTTGGATGTATGTTGTCATTTCCATTAGCTTGTTATATCTCAACTGCATTTTTGTTGCAGTATCTAAGTTCTGCCATTTTTCTTTTATCCCTTGTGCTAAAGCATATTCTGCCATAGTAGTATCATTTAAGATAAGTCCATACCTTTTTAATGCTTCTGTTTCTCCAGTTAATGCTCCTTTTATTGCTGTAAAAGCTTCATCATCTGTAACATTAAAGAAAGAAGAAAAGTCAGCAGTGAATGTTGCTAAATCCTTAGATATCTTCTTAAAAAATGAAGTATCAAATCCAGCTCCTTTAAACATAGAACCATAAACACTAGCGAAATTTTGCATTTGGTAAATGCTTCTACCAACTTCTTTATCAATAGTTTTTGCCCATTGTTCTATCTCTTTTGTAGAACTTTCAAAGACTTGTCTAGTTACATTTGCTAATTCATCCATTTTAGATGCACTTTCTATTGCAAACTTACCTAAATCTTTTATTTTATTACCAACATATATAACTGCTGCACCTACTCCAATTTTTTTAATTAAACTTAATGAATCTGATAGTTTTTTAGCTCCATCACTACCCTTAGCAAAATTATCTTGAAGTTTCTTTAGCTCATCATTTGTTTCATTTATTTTTTTAGAGAAGTCTTTTAATTCTTTTGAATATTTATCAACAACTTCTATAACTGTTTTTAATTTCTTATCACTCATATCAACTTCCCCTTTTTCTTACTTCAGAATAAGTTTTATTTGTTACTCTTAAAATAAAATTCATTTTTTCAATAAGCCAATAAGGATGCTCATCATAACCAAGATTTAAAGGCAATCTGTGGATATAATAATAAGAACTATCCATACCTTTAGTTTCAAAGTACATATTATATCTGTGAATGTCATTAATTATTTTTTGATACTTTTCCTTATTGGCTGTCTTATGTCCTCTCATGTAAAAAGAACAAGCCTTATAATAGACTTGTTCTATATCTTGAAACCCCTGTTTTCAGAGTTCTTTTTAATTTCATCCAATATTTTTTGGAATGTATATGGTTCTTTATCAAAGAATTTCATTAAGTTTTCTGCTGTCTTATCCACTTCTTTATTTTCTAAAGTGATTTTTAAAGTTTGTGCTAATATAAGTTCAAACTCTGGCATCTCTTCAAAAGAATAATGAATCTTAACAGTTTCAAAAGCTTTTGCATCAGATAAAACTCTAACAGTTTCACGAGGCTTGTTATAATAATTCATCATATTTCTGAATGTTCCTACTATTTCAACTGCTATAATATCTCCATCTTTTCCATAATTAACTATATTACTAACTTTCTTTTCTTCAATAGGTTCTTTAATTTCCTCTTTTATTTCTTTTTTCATTTCCTACTCCTTATGCATCATGATAATTTTCAAATGTTATTTTAACTGGTGTTTGTGCTACTTTATCATAATATGCAGTTAATTCTTTTGTCATTCCACCAGCACCATCTAAATTAGTTGCTTCTACATTAGATACTTTTACATTTGGAAACTCTAATTTAACAGTTTTTGTCGGATCTGTTGTTTCTGCTAAAGTAACTTCTATAACATAAGAAGTGTTTTTTCTTAATAACTCATATGCTTTTTTATAGCTATCCTTATCAAAACTATTAAAAGTTAAATTAAGTCCAACTGTCCCTCTATCAGCTTGTCTAATTTTAGTTGTATAGACTGTATTTAGAGCACCTTTTCCTTCAAGTTTATTATCAATATTAATGTCTATTGATTCTATCTTTGCAGTCATATCTGTTGAAGTTTCTTTTATAACAGCCCCTAAACAAATTAACGATTCTCCTTTTAATGCAACAGGAGTAGCACTTATTTTATTGTTTAATATCTTATGTTCTTTACCTATAATATTAGCAGTTACATTTACAAATGCTTCCATTTGAGTACTTATCTTTAAGCTAGACACTAAACAATCTTGAGCATATTCTGCTATATCATCTTCAATATTATTTGAAATAAGTGTTAAGAAACTATCAAATGATCCAGGTAAAAAATTATGATTTTTATTATCCTTTGTTCCTTTAAATCCAGCACCTTCTAATAATATTTCTAATTGCCCTGTTGTTGCTTCAATAGTTAAATCTCCATTGACTTCAACCTTTGATACAAAACCATCTCTTTCCCATCTTCCAGCACCTATTGCTTTACTTGTTGTCTTATTTACTTTAGGAACTACTCCATAATTTGTACAATCTAATTGACTAAGTCCTGTTAATTTAGCAGTTCCCTCTGCAGTTTGTTTTCCAACTAAAAATTGTATATCCATATTTACCTCTCTTTCACAGTTATTTCAGCATTAATATTAACTATTGTGCTATATATCTCATCTTCATTACCATAATTAAAACTTACTGAATAATCCATATTTATATAATTTTTTCTTAATTCTAAATCTTCACATAGTAACTTCATTTGTTTTTCAAACCATATAATAGATGGCATTATATTTGAATAATTGTCCTCAAGATAGATTAGATTTATAGTTCTATCATATTGTTTTTTATGATTGATACTTATTGTTTCTACACTTAAATCTTGAGGTTGAATTATAAATATTCCTTGCTTTAAATCTACTCCTGTAAGGTCTGTATTAATGAAATCACATTTTTTTTGAGTGATATTTTCAACAGTCTTTTTTAATTTAGAATAGAATGAATTATCATCTTCTAAATTAACTTTTTTTATATTACACTCCATTAATTCAATAATTGTATGAGCTTCTTTATCAATTATTTCAATCTCATAATTTAAAACTTTAAAATCTTGAATATCAAGAGTAATTTTATCTATTAA